TACCAGAAATATCATTTACGGAGTTTAAAATATTTACTGAAGGGTCTAACATATCATTTTCAATCATTCTATATATTTAATTCTTAAATTATTAAATATAAAAAAAATATATAGTATTATTAAAGAATGTCGTCGTCTACAATACCCAATATTACAATTTCAAAAGATGGTAGTAAAGTTGTTGCGGGATTTGGAGATACTTTATATGTATATAATGCGGATGGTGGAAGTTTTACACTACTTGACTCTATAAATATATCTTCTTTAGATACGTCAACATTAGATTTAACACAAATTGAAGCGTTTTTAAACAGTAAATTAGAAGAAGATGATTTAAATAACTTTGCTTTAGATGGTAATAAAGTAGAATTTAAAGATATAAGTGGTATAGAGAACCCAACATTTAATAATGTTATTGTGGATGGTGATATTTATGTAAAAGGAAATATATTTACAGATAATAATGTCATCTCTGCTAATGATGGTCTTTTTCAAGAAAATTTAAGTAATTATGTACTTCCAAGTGAAGACCCGAATACGTCAGATGGACGTTTAAAACATAATAAGAAAAATATTAACAACGCTATTGATACGATATTAAAAATACAACCGAAAACTTATTTTAAAACTGACAATTTATACGATATTAATCATACGTTTAAAACAGATGATTCAGGAAACCCTATTGATGACGATGGAAATCCTATTAAATATACACTTGAATCAGGTGTAGTTGCGCAGGACTTAATGAATATACCAGAACTAAAACATACTGTTTTAGGAGAAGAATATAAAACAATTACAAAAACAATAAATAAGACAAATGAACACGGAGAGGAAATAACAGAATATATAGAAGAAAAAAAACCAAGTATTCTTCGTGTAAATTATAATGGTTTATTAACATACACTATAAAGGCAGTTCAAGAATTGAAAAAAGAAAATGATGAATATAAAGACTTAATATATTCATTAAAAAAACGTGTTGAAGCGTTAGAAAACCAAAAATAATCATCATACTATTTTTATAATACAATGATTTGTGATACTATACCTTTTAATAATCGTAATGAATTTAAAAAATATTTATTAGAAAATGATAATAAAATTATAATCATCATTTTTTATATTCCTAATTGTTCTCCATGTAAATCATTGAAACCCAAATTACGTAAATATATTTCAAATAAAGACGATGATAAATATGTTTATATGGAGGTAGACTCATATAAATATCAAGATATAACGAATTATTTAAGAATTCGTCAATTTCCAACAATATACTCATTTAAAGATGGTATGCCGTTTCAAGCAGTTCAAGGTTCAGATGAAAATCAAGTAAAATATCTTTTATCTAATTTAGATTGAATTTCCAAATGTGTAAATTACAAAGGTATTTAATTCTTTAAATTACAAAGGTATTTAATTCTTTAAATTACAAAAGTATTTAATTTTTTATTACGTATAATCATAAATTATGGAGAATTTTAATACAAATATTTATGATTATACAATAAATGATATTTATGATGTATTTAATGTATCTCCCAAAACTCTAACTAAAGAAAAATTAAAATTATTATATAAAAAAACATTAGAATTTCATCCTGATAAATCGAACCTTCCATCACGATATTTTATATTTTTTAGTCAAGCTTATAAGAAATTACATAATCATGCTCATACCGTTTTATTTAGAGAACAAACAGAAGTTAACCAATCAGTTGTAGAAATGAAGAATATACGCAAAAAATCAATTGATGATACAGAAGTAGATAAATATCATATTACAAAATATGTTACAGAACGTGAGGATTTTAATGAAAAATTTAATAAAGCATTTGAAAAAATACGCCCAAAACAACAGGATGGTTATGAAAAATTACTAAAAACACAAATCGATACGACAACAAATAAACCTACAAATACACGAGACTTACACAATTTAATAGAACAACATAAACAAATTATTCATCACCAACCAACAATACAAAATATGATAGAACATAATAAAGGGAGTAGTCTAATAGAAGAAACTAAAAAAGATTTTAGTTCTCCAAATATATTTGGAAAATTTAAATATGAAGATATTAAAAAGGTACATCATGATGAAACCGTTATACCAATTACTGAAAATGATATTAAAAAAAATACAGAACATCGAGCAACAACAATAAACACATTTGAAACTCAACGAGAAAAACAAGATAATACACCTATCAGTAAAAAACAAGCACTTGAATACTTTAATCAATTAAAACATACAGAAGAAGAAGAATATGAACTATTACAACACTTATTAAAACAAGAAGAAATACAATCACAACAATTTAAACAACAGTTTTGGTCTAATTTCTTAACTTTATCATATCCATCATAAAAGGGTTATGATTTTTTTTACAATATAAAAAAAAATAATTTCTGTAATTAGTCTAAAATAAATGTCTGTAATCTCAATATCATCATTTGTAAATACATTTACTATATTTGTTATTGTTCTTATTACAGGTGTTCTATATCAACGATTTCAAGAGAAACATCGTAAAACAGAATTTGAAGAAGAACAACAAATGATACAACAATATCTACATAATCATCAATCATCATCTAAACAATTCGTATGGATTTATTTAGAAACTGAAAAAAATACACGTAACTGGCCGTCATTTAGTTCCAGACTTACACATAAGTTAAATCAACCTTATTTACAAAAAACAATTGATAGTATTATTCAAGCTTCGAATAATAGTGGGTTCGAAGTATGTATCATTCATGATAATTCTTTACCCTATATTCTAACAGATTGGAATATTGATATGAATTATGTGCCAGAACCACAGAGAGAACGATTACGTATTTACACACAACTTCAAATTCTTCACCGATATGGTGGATTATTTGTACCTCCATCGTTATTATGTATTGATAATAATTTCAACTGGTTAACACAACTCTCACATTATAAAAATAATAATTTAGTATTCGGTATTGAACCATCGCGTTCCATATATGCGTCGAATGTAAAAGATGTATTTATGCCTTCATACAATTTAATATATAGTCCCTATAAATATCATCCTGTTTTAAATCATATTATTCAAGAAATGTCAATACTTCTTTCAAAAGATAGTTCTAATCAACCTGAATGTTTAGAGACAATACGTAATATAATATCTAAAAATTGTATTACTTGTTCTCCAGAAACATTAGGATATTTTACAAAAGATAATAAATTAATTTCTCTCGACGACATGATGAAGACAACAGATATTGAATGGAGTGAACATACAAAAGCGATATTTATACCACAAAAAGATTTGTTAGAGAGAAGTAAATATTATTGGTTTAATCGTATGTCTATACAACAAATACAAAATAGCATGATTTCAATATCACAGTTTTTCTAATAATTATACTTTTTTATTAAAAAAATTTATATATATAGTATAATAAATGCTTTCGTCATCAAAACGAGAATTAGAAGAAGTATATAATCGTCCTTATGGAACACATCGTGGTAATTTATGGAATACCGCTATTTTAAATGACCGTCAATTAATGGAACAAAACGCTTTAAAACAAGGTAAAGAAATGAGGAATAGATATGATACAAGAAGTCCTAATAAGAAACAATTAAAACGAGCACAACAAACTTATGTTAATAATCTTAAAAATGACAATTTAATAGAAGGGTTTGAACCTCTTAATAATTTGACACCAAATAAACAAGAATTTCAAAATATTATAAAACAGTATAAAGTAATTGTTGAAGATTATCTTCAATATCTTGGTATAATTAAGAACATGGCAAACAATATTGAACGTGTTGATAAACAAATGATGTCACTTCCTATACTACAAAACGCAAATACAGAACAACAACCAAATGGAATGTATATAAATCGTTTTGGATACGGACAAAAATTTAGTAGTGATACGCGCCATACTACATGTGATAATGAATTTATACAATTATCACAACCTGTATATAATAACGTTTCTTTAGGTGCCGAATTATCAAATAAAAGTCCGTGTGGTTATGAAGGTAAAAATGTCGTATCAGAAAGTAATCAATACGCGTGGGTTGATGAAAAAGGTATGAAACATTTATACCAATCAAAAGATATTTATGATAATTCAAAATATTGTAAACAAGTGGGTGGAGATGCCGTACAAATCTCAAATGAAGAATTTAATTCTATACCGACACATAACCAAATGATAACTACAAATACATATCCTTGTAATCCCTTTTTAGTTGATAGAAATCATACAGATAATTTTTACGTATCTCAAGAAAATATATTAAATAAAGTTAAACAATTACACGATGATATTGATAAATATGTAAAAGAAAATAAAGGTGATAAAAAGAGATTGAATAAAATTAAGAAAAATATTACAAATATAAGTAAAGATGTTAACAAATATAAGAAAGAAATTAGTTCTTATAAAAAACAAATTGATGATACACAAAGACTATATTCCAAACAATATTATACATATTTAGGATGGATTGTTCTAACATTAACATTAGGAGGAATAACAGTTCATAGATTTTTTAAATAAAAAAAGTGTCTTCTTATAATAAAAGTCTTAAATTCATAAATGTCATCAATTCATAAAAATTTAAGTGACATTATGGAAAAGATTGAAAATACTAAACAACTTATAAATGATAGTTACATTACGTTGAATAGAATTATTGAATCAAATAATGAAACCGATATTCGTTCTTATATGCGTCAATATAATGGTAATATATTAAGTATTATGACACAACTTAAAGATATTATTGGAGATTTTAAAAATAGTGTTGAATTAGAAAAACACGAATATGATTATTTAGTTAAAGAAATTGAAAAACTTAAAAAACGTTATGGTGATATAACAAAAAAAGAAAAACTTGTTAAAAAATACAAAACTGAAAAACAATCAAAAGAACGACAAGTTGAAATAAATAATTACGAAATATCTCGTTATAAATTTTACATATATGTTTTACAATTTACAAGTATTGTATTTATTTCTTTATTCACTGTTGCTTTGTTAACACAGTTTAATTGGTTACCACCATCTATATCTACAATTCTTGTAGGTCTAATATTATTCTCAAGTTCTATATATTATATTTATTTATTTTATGACTACAACTCACGAAGTAAATTTGATTTCTATCGTTATAGTAATGATGAACAAAACGCTCAATCTGTTCCAGGTTATCTAACGGTTTATGATTATGATAAACAACATTTATCTGAATTAGAAAATCAATTAAGTAATCAATTTAATAATATTGAAACTGATATAAAAAACAAAGTGTAAATAATATATTTTTATATATTCTTTTTATAATGAATATATAAAATGAGTAAAATTAAATCATTTGGAACTACTCCAGAAATGAGAAGATTAACTCGTGATGTGCGTAATATAAAACAGGTATTAGCTGATTTGTCACTTGAAGAACAAAAAGAAGAAATTGAATTTGAAGATTTATCAGCTGATTATTATGAAAATAAAGTTATTCAAGATAATAGTATCAATCAATTAGAAACCAGTTTTAATGTTCTTGAAACCAGTTTTAATGATTTGGTAGATGACGTTAGTTTGTTAGAGAATAGTTTTAATAATTTGGTTGATAATGTTGGTTTGTTAGAAACCAGTTTCAATGATTTGGTAGATGATGTTAGTTTGTTAGAAACAAGTTTCAATGATTTGGTTGATGATGTTAGTTTATTAGAATCAAGTTTCAATGATTTGGTGGATGATGTTAGTTTGTTAGAAACCACTTTTAATAGTCTTGAAACAAGTTTTAATAATTTGGTGGATGATGTTAGTTTGTTAGAAACAAGTTTTAATAATCTTGAAACCAGTTTTAATGATTTGGTAGATGATGTTAGTTTGTTAGAAACAAGTTTTAATAATCTTGAAACCAGTTTCAATGATTTGGTAGATGATGTTATTTTGTTAGAAACCAGTTTTAATGATTTGGTAGATGATGTTAGTTTGTTAGAAACAAGTTTTAATAATCTTGAAACCAGTTTTAATGATTTGGTAGATGATGTTAGTTTGTTAGAAACAAGTTTTAATAATCTTGAAACCAGCTTCAATAACCTTGAAACCAGTTTTAATGATTTGGTAGATGATGTTAGTTTATTAGAAACCAGTTTCAATAACCTTGAAACCAGTTTTAATGATTTGGTAGATGATGTTAGTTTATTAGAAACCAGTTTCAATAATCTTGAAACCAGCTTCAATAACCTTGAAACCAGTTTCAATGATTTGGTTGATGATGTTAGTTTATTAGAAACCAGCTTCAATAACCTTGAAACCAGTTTTAATGATTTGGTAGATGATGTTAGTTTATTAGAAACCAGTTTCAATAATCTTGAAACCAGCTTCA